AATCAGATGCTGATTTAATATCATCAACTGAACCATCTATAATTAAATCATAAGTACCTTTTATATCTGTTCCATCACAATCAAGAGAAACTTGTTCAGAGTTCTTATAATCTATTTTGGCTTCAGTTAATAAACCTTTGAATATAGCTTCAACTACATCTCCTAACATCATGTTCATTATAAAGTTAGATGGTTTAGCTTCAGCTAATTCAGGTTTATTTTTTTCAAACCAAAGTTGACACGTAGGTCTACCTATATTTGACATACGTAGTTTGAATGCTTCTTTTTTTCTTTTTCCAAACTGTCGTTGCAAAGCATCTGTAATATCTTTTCCAATCTGTTTGATTGTAGATTTAGATATTCCTTTTTTATAATTAACTATATCAGTTAATAATTGGTGCAACGACAGTTCAACAGACTTTGACATCTTATTTTCCATCTTCCAAATCAACATCTATAAAGTCTTCAACTGTTGAAGCATCTTCATCAGAAATATTATTCTGTCTTTCATCAGCTTTATCTTCCCATTCTTTATAGATATAATCATTGTAGTTCTTAATCCAATCAAGGAAATTGGAAAACATAGTATGGTCTTCCTGAACTATATCAAGAACTTTTGATAAGTCAACTTTAGCTATAGGTGTGTAGAAACTTGAACCATTAGGTAATGGATTCTCTTTTGTCTCTGAGAAATGAATAGAATGTTGTAATGGTAATCTTTCTTTACCACTAAATACATTGAATTGATCTCCTACTGTTTTATAGGCATCTTTATTATCTATTTCCCAAATAAAAGGTTGAGAATCTATAATGGCTTCCTTTCCATTTTCATCTACAGCATTAATCATTTCGACTGTACCAAAGACTACACGAACACGTTTTATCTGACGTATGAGGTCTTGCATATCTTTAGGCAATGCCTTGAAGTCTTCAATGTAACCAGTAGGTTTACCACAATTGAATGTTCCTACATTGTCTTTAAGATCAATGTTTAAAGTATCAGACATTATGGTTCTATGAAAAGTACCTTTAGGTTCACCTTGCTTTGCATTTGGATTAGCTAGATAACGTCTATACATATACCTCTGTAGAAAAGGTCTAACTTTAATAGTTTTGGAATAATAAAAAGTAGACTTATCATCTTCCACTATTTCCAATCTATAAGTACCACCTTCTATAACTTCAACATTCTTAGTCTTGCCATTTACTTCAGCTTGACCCATTATTGGTGAATGCCATATACGTAGTCTATTTAAAATATTTGCTTTTTTCTTTGGTGCATCATTTGCAATGCCCATAGCTTTAGCCATTGCTGCATAATTATTCTCATTTATTGTAACTAATTCTGTCATATTTTTCTCCTTTATAAATTAGATTGTTTGTTATATCATATTATTTCCTTCGTGTCAAGCCAATTATCACCTATTTTTGCTTCTAATAGTAATGGTACATTTAATTTTATATTAAAATAGTCATTGATAGTCTGAGTCATATTGTTATTTATGTTTTCTATGATCTCAAGAACATCGTCAACTTCATCTGGATGTACATCAATTACGATTGAATCATGGACAGTATTGACAACACAAGAGTTATAATCTTTTAAATTCTTATCTATCTCCATAAGTATTAAAGGAACAATATCGGCTGTTGCAAAGGATTGAACAGGATAATTTTTAATTTGAGTAAATCTCGTTACTCCACCGTTCATTTTTCTTTGTACATCAGGAAATGAAAACTGTCTACCTGATGGTGTCGTTATCATTCTTGTTTCTAAAGCTTCTTTAGCCAATCGGGAATGCCAAAGTGCGATTCCTTTGTACTTTTTTGTGAACTGTTCATAATATGTTGCTTCAGCAGCCGTTCTCCCAAATCCTGTTGCTCCGTAGAGGGGTGCAAAGGTATGAGCTTTTCCCTCTTGCCTTGTAGTCGGTTGACCAGCTTCCGATATGACCTTCGCAGTATACGAGTGAACATCGAAACCATTTTCTATCTCCTTTATTGCTGTTTTATCTTGTGATAAAAATGCTGCAGTTCTAAACTCTAATTGAGCAAAATCTGCTTCTAATATTTTACCACCTTCCCATCGTGATACAAATACTCTCTTTACAGGAAATGTACCACCTCTAGGCATGTTTTGCATATTAGGATCAGCACCACTAAATCTACCTGTAGATGTACGATGCTGTAATAATCGAACATGCAATTTGCTATCTTCTTTAGTGAAAGATTTTATACCGTCAACAAAAGAAGATAAATAAGTATCCAATGCTGAAAGACGTTGTAAGTCAGATAAAAATTTGTAAGCTTTATCTGAATTATTTCTCTTTGAAACATGTTGTAATGTATTTAACATATTCTTATTGACACTAAACCCATTTGCTGTCACCCATTTAGCTGATGGAATATTAAACTTTAAACCTGCAACTGCATTAGTAGGTTTAAAATAATATCCTGAACCATCACAATTTGTACATTTAGGTTGTTTTAAATAAGGTTTTCCATCTTTTCTTATCTTTTTAAGTTTACCTACTCCATAACATGTCTTACATTTTTCTGCTATAGTCTTATAAACCTTTTCAGAAAACTCCTCTATTTTTGCTTTTAAGTCAATCTTATTCATATAAGGCATGAAATTATTTAACCATGTAGTTTTTTCTAAAGGTCTTCGACTATAAATAACCCAAGACATCTGCTCTGGACTATTTAAGTTTATGGGTGTGTCTCCCATAAGTTCCCTAACTTGGCTAGAAAGTCTCTCCTCGAGAGTGTTCTTTTCAAATTCAAATTCTTTCTGTACTTTATCCAAAGCTTTTTTGTCCACAGCAAACCCACGCTTATATATGTGAGCAAGAGTAAGGGCAACATTATTGGTAAAAGAAACAGTATCAAGCAAATTAGAATATTCTTTTGTATCAAGTTTTTTGTATAGCTCATCACTTAACTCCTTCGTTGCATATAGGTCAGCAGATAAATACTCAGATAATTCTTCTTTAGGAATATCATCTACACCTAATCCTTTTTTAAAGTATTCTTTTAATGTGTCTTGTTTTTTATTAAAGAGGTTATATCGTTCAGCACATGCTTCTAGTGACAAAGGTGATTTAATACCTCGTTGTAAAATATATTCTGTCAACATTGTGTCGAAAATAAGACCATCATATTTAAAACCACATTCCCATAACCACATAAGATCATAGGAAAGATTATGACCAATTAGGATAGTAGTTGCATCTAATAAACTCTGTACTCCATCAAATCCTGTATTGGTATGATATAGATACTTTTTATTATCTTCAGTTAAACATCCAATCATAACTAAATTATTCTCAGATTCAAATGGGTCTAGATGCTTCTTACCATCTCTATCAGTAACAGTATTCTCTACATCTATAACTAGCTTCATATATATTCTCCTTTATAATCCTTCTCCTAACTCATCTATTCTTACATTATAACAATCAGCCTTAACTGTATAATTATTAGATGGGTCTACATCTCCCTTTCTTAAAAATGTAGCTTTAGCATAATAATCATCTTTTGTCAAGACCCCTAAGAACCAACCTACAGAAAAATCATTTAAAATTCTTACAAAGGCATAGGCATCACATTTCTGTTTAGTATTTAGTTTAGCTATACTGCATTCATAATGAGGTAAAGGTTTAACTGATGTTTGTTTTGTCTTAACGTCAACAGTTTTATCTATTCCATTGGAAGCAGTAGCAATGAGATCATAGTCAAAAGTATTTTCCCATTTTCCATTTAATACTTTCAAAGCGATTTGCTCTCCAATAAACCCAGACATATTTCCTCTACCTCTCAATATAGAGTTATGTACTTTACCCATCTCTACTGATTTTTTTCTAGCGTTGATGAGCATATCATCTGTTATTTCAACTTCAATCATAATTCATATCTCCCTATTTGATAATTTAATGTACAATGAACAACACCATGCCATCCACTTAACTTATTCTTAACAACATTTAAATGTCTTTGTAAGTCTTCTTCTTCTCCATCATCCTGTTTAGGTGGATTCTTTGCAAGAAGAATCATCAAATCTGCTTCAGCGGCTTTACCAGTACGACTACCTTCCATCATACTCTGATTCAGTAAAACTTTACCTTCAGCATCTGCTGATAATTGTGACAT